ACTAGGACCTTTGGTCTAAATGGAGCCATAGCCTACCCAGTCAACATTTATCAAGGTACTAGCTCTATTAGCAATGCTGAGGCTGGTGTTATGGTTCTCTCGGCTGGTGGAACAGTAGACTTCCCGGCTCTGGCAGGGCTCGTAAAATCAGAGCTTACAAAGATTTCGACGCACCTAACTACCCTACAAGATTCAATGGGAGGGGACTGTACCCCTACAGGAGACCCCTACGACACCGTTTCCGATGTAAAGGCTTCCAAAATCAAAGTAGAATAACATGTCTGACCTAAAACTAGATAATAACGGCGATCTCGACATCACCGCGCACAAAGCAAGCCTAACTTCTGGGGAAGTTGCTATTGAACAGGCCATTAGAATCCGCCTGCAGACGTTTGAGGGTGAGCATTTCCTAGATATCAGGATTGGTATTCCCTACTTTTCGAAGATTCTTATTAAGAATGCCGATTTGGACCTAGTACACGGCATTTTTAGGCAGGCCATTCGGCAATCCCCAGGCATAACGGACGTTATTGACCTGACTCTTATACATAATCCAGCAAACAGAACACTTGAAATAGACTTTCAGGCTCTAATGGACGACGGAGCAATCCTCCGACCATCGGAACCATTCACCATAGAGGTATAACCCATGGCAGGAATTACAAAGCAGGAGTGCAAGAGGAAACACTATGAAGCCATGAGACAGCTCAATAGCGCAAGGGATCCTTACGCTTTCCCAGGAACCGAAGAGTGCCACAGGTGTAAGAGTACGAAGGACTTGAGTCAGTTCGGGCGAGACTTGGCAGCCAAAGATGGTCTTCGTACCGTTTGTAGAGCCTGCAGAAACGCCACTCAGAGAAGCATCAATAGGGGCGCGCAATACGAGTCCTACAAAACACCGGTCAAAGAAATAGAGAACAAGACTTGTACCTCGTGCCAGGAGACAAAACCAATCCTGGATTTCCCGAAGCAGCAGGCAGGCAAGGCAGGTCGAAACGCTTGTTGTAAGACTTGTTTAAACTTCAAAGTAAGACTCAAGAACTATAATATTACTAGGGATGAGTTTGAGGCCCTTCTAGTCACACAAGAAGGCAAGTGCGCTGGTTGCTCTGTCCCCCTTAGACTTACTGGGCGTAGTGGAAGCTCTGTGGTAGTGGACCATTGTCACGAAACAAGAGCTGTACGCGGTCTACTCTGCAATACCTGCAACCGAGCGATGGGAATGCTTGGTGACAATTCCTCTATCTTATCACGTTTAGCTAATTACTTATTGGAGAATACATAATGAGTGGCCTTACAGAAACTGGCCTTGAAATTAAGACCATTGAAGAGATTATAGCTGGCTTTGAAGCACTACAGCTTACTAACATTGATCCAGACCTTGATACGTCTGCTACTTCGGTAATCGGGCAGCTCAATGCTATCTATGCGGCTGGCCTATATGAGGTTTGGGAGCTTTTACTGGCACTTTACCAGGCAGCTTACCCAGACACGGCGACAGGCCAACAGCTAGCTTATCTGGCAGCGCTTACTGGTACAATCAAGAAGCCAGCTCAGAAGGCTACCATCTATGTGTCCCTTACCGGAGATGCCACTACGGTCATTCCGGCTGGAACCAGGGTATCAGTTCAGGATGATGCCAATAGCGTGTTCGAGCTAATAACAGAATACACTCTAACTGGCGTACCCGCTACTGATACCGTTCTATTCCGTGCTGTTGAGGCTGGTAGCTCTACTCAAGCTACGGTTGGTGAAGCTGTAGTTATTGAAGACTCTATTACTAACTGGGACTCTGGTGTGTTTGCAGCTCCATATACGCTTGGAACTGATGAAGAGACGGATACCGCGCTTCGTGAACGCAGAGAGGCCGAGCTATTCACGGCTGGAACCGGAACGGTGGAAGCCATCAAGAGCGACTTGCTTGAGTTAGATGCTGCCATCACGTCTGTCTCCGTATTTGAGAATGTCACAAGCACAACTGATGCTAATGGTCTTCCACCTTATTCAATCGAGTGTTTAGTTGAAGAAGATGGAACTGTTGGCGCTGCCGCCATTCTTCAACAGATTTGGATATCTAAGCCAGCAGGAACAGCTACATACGGTGCTACTTCAGGAACTGTTACAGATACCTCCGGCAATAACCACACCCTTTATTACTCAGAACCCCTGCAGATCACGGTTAGTGTTGCTTTGGATCTTGAGAAAGACCCAACCGAGTATCCCGGTGATTCCGAGGTGCAAGATGCAATTAGCACATGGGCAGAATCCACTCTTCAGATTGGGGATAACGTAAATGCAGCAGCTGTAGTGGATGTAGTAATGAGCACCGTTGCTGGTGTAAAGAACATCGATCTTACTACTGTAAAGTGTGAGAGAGGCACAGGTGCTCCTTCTACCCCCAATGAGGTCATTTCAACTCGTGAGAAGGCCCTTATTATCAATGCTAACATTACTGTTACCTCTACGGACTACGTAGTATAATGACTACACTAATATTCACACCTAGTTCTGGCAATATCAACACTGGTGAGACAATCACCGCTGTCTTGAACACTGCTGCCTGGCCTTTGGAATATCTCATTATCAAAGCCAATGGCAAGACCCTCTTCAATTACACCCACACGACTGGGGATGATGTTACTTCCCCTACCCTCGTGCCATTTGAACAGGAGTATGAGGGCACTATTGGGTGGGATGGCACTGCAGAGTACACACTGACGTTCCAACCTATTACAGGCTGGCTCACAGAGTCTGTGGAACTTGTTGGGCAGCATAAGCTACTTGGTTTTGCAGCTGCTCCAGATGCTACAGCCTCCCTCACGGTTCTGATCTCGGATGCATTTAACCCAAACTACCGTGAGGACGCTATTGATCGGCTATTGGGGCAGTTTAAGGGCGACTCAGACAACCTACAGGCACTTCTTACCTCTTATATAACACATGTCCAGGCTCTGGAATCTGAAGCTCACCCATTACTCTGGTCCAAGGATGTATACACTGCTACCGGAGACCGTTTGGATGGGTTGGGGCAGATTGTTGGGGAAGAGAGGCAAGGAAGATCGGATGAAATCTACCGAATCCGTATCCTTGCTCGTCTTGCAATCAACAAGAGCAATGGAACAGCCGAAGATCTCATCAACATTCTTCAGTTGTTAGCCGATCAGGCTTCCCCTGATATTTGGTATGAGGAATATCAACCAAAGACGGTCTATATCCGAGCAAAGAACTACACCCCACCGGATCCACCGGAACTAATTGGGGGGCTACTAAGACTGGCTAAGCCAGCAGGAACCTTCCTCGCTTATATCTATGCAGATGATGCAGATGATACTAACCTTTTCACCTTTGATTCAGGTCCTGGATTAGACCAGGGCAAATTAGCGGGAGACGCTTGATCATGGCTATTACACCACCAGACAAAATACCTACTTGGGCTACAAACGAAACCAACAACTCTGACCCAGGTGCAGCAAAACAGGCTGCTGGATGGAGCACGAATGAGGCTCCGAGCAGCGGACACATCAACTGGCTCTTGAATGGCATGGGTGGCTTCATTGAGTTGTTTGCTAATACCCTAAAGCCTCAAATGGCTTTTTGGAATACCGACTTCACTGCCAATAGCCCCTTCGGCTCTATCACTACCTACCATATTACTTATCTAGATACTTTCCAGAAGTGGTATGCGGTTACGCTCCAGTCTGGAGCTGCCAAGGCATATGAGTCTACCGATGGTGTTACTTGGGGAAGCGCAAAAACGCTGAAAGCATCGGGAGCTTCAGGAATCAGTCAATGGGCAGAGGATGGCACCAATCTTTATGTTGCTGTTGATGACACTGTTTATAGTTCCACTGGAGCCGTTGCTTCCTTATCATCTGATTCCACGTTCGCTGATATTACGGCTGTTGTTGGGCTTACCTGGGACGAAACCAACGGAGTTCTGATAGGTGCAGGTGCTGGACCTTCTTTTGATCGTATTGAAACTAAGAATGGAGCTGGCTCTTGGACTGTAAGAACTACAGTTGCCACAAGCACCGTTGTTTCCCTAGCCACAAACAGCTCTGGCAAAAGCGTCTGCACTACAGACGCATCAGAGGTCTTTTATACTGTTAACCCAGAGGGTGGCACTTGGAGCACCTCTACCCCTCCCTCAATCCTGGGAGGCATTATCTGGTCACCATCTGTTGGTGTTTTTGTAGCTACCAACTCTGCTCACAGCATGTATTTTTCAGATACTGGAGCAAGTTTTACAGATAGCGGCTTTGACGCCTACCAGATTATAGAAAATGGTGAGTTCCTCTATGCAATAGGGGATAAGACTACGCAAGATGGGGAGATGAGAGCCTACAAACAGTTTCAACCATCTAATGCGGCGGTCAATCACTTCGATTTCGCTACTGTTGGCTTTAGAGACTATAATAATGAATCAGACAATGCTGCTTCCTCCTTCTATTCAGCCAATACCTTCCAGGGTGGACAAGGAAGAATGGTCTGGCTCTGGGATACAGGCGAAAAGCTTGCTGTCTCCAGGTTCGGGGCCTCTTCATAATATTATTAGATAAGCCATGCCTGCATTTCAACACACAGATTACGCTATCATAGAGCATTTCGACATCTCTAAGGTTCCTGATGAGGAGATTGCTGAGTTCCATCGTGAACTTCTAGAGGCCCTAGAAGAACGAGAGGAGCAGCTTGTAGCGGATGTTGAAACTCTTGAAGAGACAACCGAGCTGATTCGCAAGCGTTCTGTTTTGAGAGACTTCGCTCACAAACACTTTAGATTCTTATTCATTCTTTTAATGTTCTTTCTTAGCGGCCACTAAACAGGAAAATATGACTGACAAATCATTCCAAGGCGGGAATGGTTGGGTAGAGTACAAGAAACTAGTCTTACAAAAGCTCAAAGAGCTAGATGAACTCCATGATAGGTTTGAGGAACATCGAGCCGAGCTAAATGGACGAATCAGCTCACTAGAGAGCAAGGCTGGGTTCTTCGGGGCGGCTGGGGGAGCTGTTGCCGGTGCTCTACTTACACTACTTCTCAAGTATTTGATCTAAACACTACAACTAAAAAGGAGAGATTTTAGGAGGTCTATTTGACCAAGCTACTTTCTATACTCTTCGCTGCAAGTATTACTCTTTCTTGCTCTTGTGCTCATGCTCCCAAACCTAAGCCCGTCCCAGACATAGCCGCTGAAACAATCCCAAATGTAGTATCACTAAGAGAAGATGGAAACACCTTCTGCAGTGGCTTCGTCATCAAAGGCACTGGTCTCATAGCCACAGCTGACCACTGTGTAGATGCTGGTGGATTCTTCTTTGAAGTTGAATGGGAAGGCGAAGTCTTCAATGTAGCCATAGTAGACGTTGATGAGTTTGAAGATGCAGCCATTCTTCGTCCAATAGACTTCGTAATACCTCCAGAGGCTGGTCTGGTTCTATCAAACACTCCTGTAGTTGCTGGTCAGCTCGTTGTCTCTGTAGGACATGCTCTAGGTATTCACCAAGATACCGTTACAACTGGTATTGTTAGTCATCCTCACCAGGAACTAGATTCAGGCCAGTATTATATCATGGTCGATTCAGCGATCCTAGGAGGCATGTCTGGTGGTCCAAGCGTCAACAGCTATGGCGAGGTTATCGGAATCAATATCTTTTCGCTAGTAGATCAAACGCTGTGCTTAGACGCAGTAACACCCTGTGAACCACAATTTATCAGGAGTCCGCTTCACGGCTTATCTCCTGTTGAAACCCTTAAACAACTCTTATCTCATAGAAAGTAATATTATGGACAAGTTTATTACATTAGTTACGGACAATGGTCCAGCAATTCTTATAATTGCTGGTGCAGCTGTTGCTTTGCTTAAGGCAATCGCTGTTATAACGCCATCGAACGTGGACAACAAGATTGCTAAGGTCCTTGGTGACGCACTCAATCTGTTCCGTCGCAAGTAACACCAAAGCTATCTGTAGCCTCTCTCTACGTCCGTGTAGAGGAGGTGCAGATTGCTGCTACGTCAAACGCATTAGTAATACTAAAGACAAGGCCGAAGGTGAAACAAAACAGCGATCTAGAAAACGTAATTGACCGTCTCCTCTGCGAGTTGAGGCGCACTAATGCCCTTCTGAAGACTGTTGAAAATGAGATCAGTAGGTGTGGGCCAGATTTCCATCTTATGGGCCTTGTAGGGGCTATCAGGGCCCTTAAAGAGCGTGATAGAGCCCTATCTGAGGAGAACAGGCGGCTAAAGAAGGACCTAAATAGGCTCATTCACAACAAAAAGTGAAAAAAGTGAGTAATATCAACACTTTATGCTTGACAAGATATCTACTAACAGGTATAATATAATAAGGAGTAAGATTAAGACCTTTTTTGAACGTGATTATCACGTCTTAGCCTAATAGAGAAAGCATAAAGCTTATGAACCTGAAGAAGCCCTGTCCTCATTGGGACCATATCTGGAGCAACCATGAAAGCCAAGAAGAACTAACGGCTGCTCATGCAAATGGAAGATTTCCCCGTTTAGAGCGGTGGCAGAGGGCTGAGCCAGATTCAGACCTTAATAGAAAGCAACCGTGCTCTTGTGGACATCCAGACAGATGGAGATGCTACATGAGATACAATGGAGATTATATTCTGGGACAAGCTAGGTCGGGTAGGCGCAACTTATGCGTCTTTCATCCAGACAACGAGATTGACCGAAGAATCAAAGGTCTCTGCAAAATCTACCTCAGTAAGACGCCTGAGCCCGAGGTTAGAGAGTTTGGTGCTGTGCTCGCTGAACAGGCATTTGAACTAGAGATTAGAAACAAAGAGGTTACCTGGTCTTGGTTGAAGAAGGCGGCTATCGAAGAGTTGAAGCTTCGTGATGTGATTGTAGATGGTGCAAAGTACCTCGCATTGCTGGCAGACTTTGAACTTACGATCCTAAGAGATGAGACAGATGAGACCGATAGGGAGGATAGTGTTTCTATTGAAAGCATCATTCATCACGAAAGAGCGGACAATGATATGGGAACGGCAACCACGGCACCTACTTGGCAGAGCCTCAAGGACACAATGAATGACTAAAGAAAAAGATGATAACATAGTTGGAACCATCACCGATGATGAAGGTAATACTACCGAGATCCTAACCAGGAAGAAGGCTGGACGACCAACTCTGTTTGATGAGGAGTTGGCGGATAAGCTTGTGACCTTCATTAGAGAGAATCCCTCTAAGAAGAGTGCTTCAAACTTCGTTGGTATTAGTAACAAGACTTTAGATCTCTGGCTCAAGAAGGGCAAAGACGGTCACCCACTATATAAGGACTTCGCTGTTCGCTTCCTCGCTGCTCGTGACAACACGAAGAACAAAGCAATCAAGCGAGCGGAGAGTCTAATGATGCAGGACCAAAACCCTGCTGCTGCTATCCGAGCCCTTCAATGGTACTACCATCAGTTCTTCCCAGACGAGGCTGAGGGCAAGAAGGATATGAAAGTTACTCTCACCCAAGAACTCGCAGTCAAGAACCTCTCTGCTGATGAGGCCGAGGCTCTCCATTCTATGGTTCACAAGCTCAAAAGCGGAGATGACTAACATGAGTACCATAGACACTACTAAGTGGAAACAGATTCCCGGCTTTGATGGTGCTTACGAGATTCGTTGCATTGATGGTTTCGTTGAGATTCGTAGCTACAGGAAGAAAGGCGGCGGGTTAATAAGAACACCACACCTTCTTCCTGGTCACACAATTCAACAAGGCCCAGAGGCAGGAAGGCGCAGCTTCAATCTGACATACCCAAACAGAAAGAAAGCATCCAAACAGGCAGCGTTGTGGCTTCTTATGACGTTTGAGGGACCTCTCCCCTTTCCTCGCGCAGAGGCTTGTCATAACGATGGAGACCAAACTAACGATGCCCTCTATAATCTAAGGTATGACAGCCACGGCAACAACGTGCGCGATCGCGAATATCATGGAACCAATATTGTGGGAGAACGAAATGGGCAGGCGAAGCTCACTCCTGCCAACGTTCACCTTATTAGAACAGCAGATTCTACTAAGACGAGTTCGGAACTCGCGGAGCGTTTAGGCGTTAGTATAGATGCAGTCAATATGGCCCGCAAGGGCATAAGTTGGAGGGAACACCCTACCCCTGCACAAAGGAACTATGGGAGCACGAGATCTCCGAACTGGCAGCCTATAGGACAGAACAACAGTGTCTGAGAGTCTTGAAAAGTTACTTGCCGGAATAAACCCTGACGAGCTGTTGATCGAAGTAGACCGCGAAATGGTCTCGCGTCCAGGTGGGTATTATTATTTCTTTCGTAAGGCATGGGAAGCTACCCAGCCCTTCCCACTGATTGAGGAACCATATATCGAGTTTCTTTGTCAGCATATGGAAGCGCTGCTGTTAGGTAATATGAAATCCGGAAGGCTCGCAATAAACATTCCTCCTCGCCACTTGAAAACGTCAATCTGTGTTGTTTTCAGTTTGCCGTTTCTATGGACCCACGATCCGAAAGCGGGAGCAATCTTCTGTTCAAGAGACCAAGGCCAGGGCTGGGATTGTGCCAGAAAGACCAGACAGATTATCCAGAGCAAGTGGTACCAAGACCGTTGGGGCATCGCGCTTCAGGACGACGCTACGAAGGTCAACCGCTTTTACAACAATCACGGCGGCTCAAGACAGGCCCTAACCGTAAAGCAGCAGCTGACTGGTGATGGAGCGTCCGGTAAGTACGGCGGACTTATCGTTCTGGACGACCCAAACAAGCCCACAGATACGGACCTTGATTACCAGGAAATCAGGAACTGGTACTCTACAACGCTACCGACCCGCTTTGCGGACTTGGCTAAAAGCCAGATCTGTATCGTCCAGCAGCGTATCTCTCAGAAGGACCTATCCGAGTTCGTCCTTGGTGGGACCGAGAACTATGAGCATGTCTGTCTTCCTATGGAGTTCGAGCCGAAGCGCAAGTGTAAGACTTCGATTGGTGAAGACTGGAGAACAAAGGAGGGCGAGCTTCTAAGCCCGCTCAGGAACACCCCGGAAGTTATCCAGCGGCTCAAAGACACGTTCGCTGATCCTCGTATTGCTCAGGCCCAACTCCAACAGCAACCCTCGCTCTCTGATGGTAATATCTTCAAGACAGAGCACTTTGAGAACAAGTATACACAGCTGCCAGAGCATCTAAACTTTACCATCTCTTGTGACCTTACATTCTCTGCAAACAAGAAGACCTCAGACTACGCGGTTCTTCAAGCATGGGGACATTCGTTGAATGATGGTAAGCACTATTTGGTTGACCAAGTGCGAGAGAAAATGGGCTTCATTGCCTCTGTCAACCGCATCATATCGCTGTACAAGCGTTTTCCTAACTCCACTATCTTAGTGGAGAAGGCAGCTAACGGATTTGGTGTTATCGAGATGCTTGAAAAGGCGGGTATGACAAATATCATCCCTGTAGCAGCCAATAAGAGCAACAAGATGCAACGAGCGGAGAGTGTTTCCTATCTGTTTGACCGTGGAGACGTATTGTTCCCTGCTACCGAGCCTGCTTGGTTTGATGATTATAAGAAAGAACTCTTGAGCTTCCCAGCTGGTCGTTATGACGACTGCGTTGATGGAACTACTATCTATTTATACTGGGCATCTGGGTCTAATCGAGGTGCTGTTGATTTGGCGGCTGCTTGCGACTTTGCAGGTGAGTTGGCACGCATTTTATAAGGACATCTTATTATGAGTAACCGTTTTAGTAACATATTTGAAGGCATAAGCACTGTTGCTGACGCTATTAGAACAATCCGCCAGGATGGCATGACCGACACGGTGAAGAAACTTGATGGTTTCTTCTCTGAGACTACTGGTGCTGGCATCAGTGGGTATGACAAGTTCACATCCTACGGATATGAAAAGCGTGCTGTCATTACAGAACCAGTTCTGGAGGCCCTCTACACGGACAACTACATAGCGGCAGTTATCGTAGATCGTATTGTGAATGATGCTCTTCGTAGTGGCTACAAAGTCAAGTGGAAGGATGGTGATCCTGAGCTTCAGAAGGATGTAGTTACGTGGGCAGAGAACTCCTACAATCTTACTCCGGTTGTTGCTAGGGCGCGCAAGTACAGCCGTCTGTATGGTGGAGGAGCAATCTTCTTGGGTGCCGATGATAGAGAGTTTGACCAGGAGATGGCTCCTAATGCTCCTATCAAGTTTATTAGACCCCTTTCTAGCCGAGACCTGAAGCCAGATCCAGAGGGCTGGAATGTTGATCTCATCGATCAAGAGTTTGGAACAGTAGGTGAATACATACTTACTCTTCCATACCGAGGTTTAAGCGGCTCTGACGGTCCTGTGTATGTGGACTCAAGCCGTCTCATTCCCTTTTATGGCATTATCACAACTGACCGTAGGTTCTACCAGACTGGTTGGGGCTTGAGCGTCCTTTCGCGTTGCTACGACGCTATCCTTCGTTATGAGGCAGGCTTTGATGCTGTTCAGCATTCCCTGCTGGAGTCTAGTGTGGGCATTTACAAGGTTGAGGGCTTCCTACAGGCTCTTGCAGCCCGCAATGTTGAGTTCCTTCGTGACAGAATGCAGCTTATCAATACAGCTAAGAGTGTCTTTCGCTCTATCGTTCTAGACACCAACGAGAGCTACGAACGAGTAGAGGCTCATCTGGGAGATGCAGCTTCTATTGTTGAGAAGCAAATGCTTCAGATTGCTGGTGCTGCTCGAATGCCTGTATCCATCATCTTCGGCATGGCACCTACTGGTCTAATCAACTCAACTGGTGAAACTGACCTTGAGGTTTGGGATGGTCAGGTTGGGCAAGAACAAGCTCTTACTATTGGTCCAGCCATTCGCAATCTATATCAGGTTCTTCTTGCACAACCAGACAGCCCTACAGGTGGCAAGGTTCCAGAAGACCTTGAGATTATCTTCCCGGCTATCCGTAACCCAAGCCAGAAAGAAGAGACTAACAGACTAGTTCAGACTGTTGGAGCGCTCTCTGGAGCAACTACTTCTGGTATTATGAAGCCTGAGGAAGCGGCAATAATTCTCGTAGATGACTTGGGGCTCAAGCTAGATCTTGATTCTCGTAGAGCCGCTCTTGAGGCCATAAACACCTCTGGTGAGGATCTTATAAACCGTCCTGATAACATCAACGAATAACGATGCAATACCCAGTATCAATCCCAGAAGCATTGGAGAGAGATTACATGGCCCTGAGAAAGGGCATTGTATCCGGGTTGAACGATCTTGTCACCGAGACGGTGACGAGAGGCTTTGCCCGTTTCGATGCCGATGACCAAGAGTTGCCTCAAGAGCTGCAGGACATACTGGCAGCTCTAGGTATTTCTATAACTACAGTTCTTAATGACAAACGTCTTCGTAAACGTCTTAGAGTTCTTGCAAACCACATAACACAACAGAAGCTTGTCCAACTCACCCAGGTTTTGGGCACGCTTGTAATGCCGCCCAGCTCTGAGACTATTAATGTGTGGGTGGATGAGCAAGCTAAGATAATCGCGGCTGAGGTAGAAGCGCTTCTACTTCAGGTAGACGAAGACGTTAGAAAAGGTCTAAAGGCCGGTAAGCCCTTAGCGAAAGTTCGATCCGAGATCGAGCAAAAGTCTAAGGCTACCGGCCTGCTGGCTGTTGCTGCTGCTTCAACAGCTGTATTGGCTTTGAATGCTACTGTAACACAAGAGATGGCCCAGAAGAGCGGTTCTACTCATTATCGTTGGATCGCTACGCAGGACTCCAAGACCAGAGCGTGGCACCAGGCACTACACAACACCATTCAGAGTTGGGATAAGCCACCTATGGGTGGAGCTTGTAGTGCTTCATATAAAGGCCATCCCGGAGAGTGTCCAACTTGCCGCTGTCAGGCTATCCCGATCGCTGGTGAATATGTAGCTCCTAAGAATGTTCAGATCACCCTGCAAGCCGGTGATACTACTGAGCAACTGTAATAGATTAATTGAATTTTGATAGAATAGTTACTTTTGATGACTGGATTGCAGCATGAATGAGGACCCTTTAGGAACAAAAGAGACAATAGCGCTAGTTATACTTTTGTGTGTTTTGGGCACTTTACTCAATTTAGACATTATAAAGTAATACCCAGCTAATGATGACTTTACCCCGTAAAATACAAGGGAAAATCGGTCTTAGTCATACCGAGCTAAAGAGAACAAAACATGAGATTTGAGCCTTCACTCAATTTAGAGCATAAGAAGAATTGTATTATCTGTGAGGAGACACTGTTAGACAGTGAATTCACGAAAAGTTACAAATACCAGGGAAGAGAGATAAATGTCAATCGCTGCCGTCTGTGTCTGGCTCATCTAGAGCAGCAGAAGGGCAAGCGCGAAGGCGTTACTCCAACAGAGCTAATAGAACCATTCGCTGCTCAGATTCTGGTCATTGGTCTTGATAGATATGAGGACCAATATGTGTTTGCTCGACGTAGATATGGAGAGGACCAGCTAGGCTGGACTTGTCCTACTGATGCAGGCTTGAAGAGGGTCATAGAACTGTCTTACACAGATAGTTTGAATGACCAATATCCTTTCTTTATAGTCTTGGCAGGCTCTATGAAGGTTCAACGTCATGACGAGCGTTTTAGACATCTGGAGCGTGTTGCTGAAGAAGGCATGAGAGGAGCGATGGAACGTGGAAAGAGCGTCCAGTTCAGAGATTTAGGGCATAAACAGCATGGACTTGGTGAGTGGTATTCACCTTGTCAAATACAATTTCCACAGCTTGTAAGAGCCTACCAAGGACAGGCTTTCGTGGATGTGTGTAGTGATGAGTTCCCTGATAAACATGTTCTGAAGAAAACAGCTGTTGAACTGACAGATCCAGCGGTAGCGGACCTTGACAGATTGCATCGCGTAATTATAGTTGCTGCATGGGCAAGTAGGTCTGCTGCGATTCGTAATAAGATTGGACAGAAGGCGCAACAGCTATTCGGAGTTTGAGGAAAGGATTAGGAGGTAGAAATGAAGAGAAATATATGGAATATGAACAGAGTAATATTAGGATTGAAGAAAAGTTAGTTAGCATTACGAATTGCCTTGACAAGATTCTATTGAGGCTGTATGATATAAAGAGTGAGGAATCGAATATGAATGAAATGAATAATACTCGTTCTCCGAGTTACAACGACCTGTTTGATATAGAGTTTGCAGTCTGGAAGAAGACTGGACGAAAAGGGCGGAAGCCCACTAAGGGCGTGATTGAGAGAGCAAGGCGCAACTGGAACAACCATATCCGAAGTTCTGACATTGGTATGATGCCCGTCAACCATGTCACCAAGGATCGTGCTGCATTATTCATTGCTGGCTTGGACCTTGGGCATGATGCACGGGGCAAACTACTTCAATGGCTCCGTAGGTGTTCAGAGCGGGCTGTAGAAGCCGGTCATATCCGCTTTGACCCCTTCAAGAACGTGAGGGTAGCTAGGGAGCGTTCCACGGAAGATAAGATTAAGTTCTTCCACCCAACTGAGGAGTACCCAAAGATTCTCGCGAATGCCAGGGACGATGAAGCCAAAGAGCTATTTGGCTTTAGTATGGGCTCTGGAGCGCGGCCAGCGGAAGCTAAGGCATTCTGCTGGGAAGATGTGGACTTACAGAATGGTTTTCTTACGTTCCGCTATGGTGGCTCCGAGGATGGTGCAACCAAGAGCGGTAAGCCGGTCAAGGTTCCTCTTCTGCCAGAAGCTAGACATTGGTTGGAGCATCGTATTACTCGTCTTCACAATGGAATGAAGCCTAAGAGCGGATTGCTATTCCCATCACCTATCACAGGCAAGGCGTATAGCCGTAGTCCTGACTTTGGCCTTGAACAGGCTATCTTGGATGCTGGTCTTGAGAAGAATGGTCGTAGCCTCTACGCCTTTAGACATGGATTCTGTGTAGCGCTAGCTAACGGTTTCTTTGGAGAAGATCTTGCACCGCGTCGTATTGCAAGAGAGCTGATGAGACAGGATGATCAGAAGGTCATTGATGTTTATTACAAGATCCTCACACCCACTCTGACAAAGAAGGCAGCTAACGCGGTTGCAATCACGAGTAAGATGGAGCAGACTCCAAGCGATGTAATAGTGAAACAGAGTAAGGAACCCGACCCTAGGAAGGTTGCATTTATGCAGCCTGGGCGGAATTCCTGTGTTTCCCCCATGATTTTGGGGCAATTTGAGCAGACAAGGCGATTGGAACGCCCGCGTATTGAGGCACTCCGAAGTAGTGCCGCTGAGCTGCGTCATCAAGCCGATGCTCTCGATGCCCTAGCAGATGATCTGCTCAACTAAGATTTCACCAAAGGTAGATGGTCTGCCTTGGTTATAATGTGAACAATCCTCATATTAGGAAATATAATGACATGACAATTAGACAAGATAATATAGAACCTTTGCCAGGAGCGTTACAGCTCGAATGCGTTGGTCTCGGAACTTTCATCCTTGGTTTGGATGAGATTAGGCAAATTGTAGACCGCAATTCAAACGGTGCTCGTATCAAGACACGAGATGGGCTGTTCTACAACCTTACAACTAGCTACCAAGAAGTTATGGAAGCCCTTTCAGAGGCTCGCATGATGCAAGAAGATATGAGGAACTAATGTCTGAAGGAAATGAAGACTCTGTTCTACAAGAACTCAGACAAAGGGTACTGGCGAAAAGGTCTGCCGAGGATAAGCCTACCTATAAGAACGATACATTTGCAAAGGCGGCTGCGATGGCTGAGAAGGCCAATGAGATCGAACAGCAGCGGCGTATAGAGTACCTAAAAGAACAAGAGGAGCAAGAGGAGCCACAAGAGATCATAGTAGATCTACGAGGTTTTCATGTTGTTAGGCAGGATGTAGCTCATATCGTCTTCGAAAACGGCACTGGGCAGCGTCTCACTCTGAGGAATTGGAAGGGTCGTTTAGTGCTCGACCAAGGCATTTGGAAAACAGCCATCAAGGAAGACTAAAATGAAAAAAGTGAGTATTATCAGTACTTTAGCCTTGACAGCGTTAATCCTTGTGGGTTATACTGAAAGTACGAAGGCAAGTCAGGTCCCATACCTAGACTGCGCTGAGCGAGTAGCTGAACTAAGTGATACTCGCATCTTGAGCCGCCAGACGGCTCTACGAAAGGCACGAGTTTGGTGCCGTGAATTGAATACAACGGACCACCTATGGTTTCGCTCCATCATTGGTCATTAAGGAAGTAAGAAGATGAATAGCTTGAATAGAGACATCCACCGCTTGAAGGAGTACATCACTCAAGTTCGTGACATCAAAAAGTACCTTGTAAGAGAAGGGGATTTTGAGCGTGCTGCAGAAGCCGCTGCTCTTGAGCAAGACTTCTCTGAAACACTTCATATTCTCAACACGAGGGATGAAGGGCAGTTTCATGAAACCAAAAGATGAATATTGGAGGCACAAAACCAACAATGTGTTCGTCCTCAAAGTGCTCGAAAGAACATTCAATGAGAATGGGGAACATATGAAGATTCAACTACTTCCTACTAAACAGATTCTGTTCCTACGTAGAGATTCCGTTGAATTGGAGTTCTGCAAAATGGACGGCTCAGAGCTGGGTATCTTCCTGCTAAGTACGGTGCCTTAATAGACAAAGACCAAATTACGTAGGGGACGGAAATGGTATGAAAGAGAATGATAAAGAAGAAAAACCCCCGCAAGGTGGGAAGACCGCGCAAACCAACAGATGAAGAAGTAGAGATAGTGGCAGACAGAGTAGCTAAGACCATGATGTATGAGCTAGTCATCAATGCCTACCCTGTGTCCCAGCGAGAGATCCCAATGGATATGATGGACAGGGATCCGAAGTTCTTAGAAAGAGTAGAAAAGGTTCTGCTTAGTAAGTTAACAGAGAAGCTCGATATCGAGTGGATAGAAAGTGGGGAGTAAGATGGGCAAGTATGATGCCGGTTGGGACGTAAACTAACTCTTCTTAGTTTATATAAAGTTAATCATGCAAGTAGGTGACCATGAGGGTCAATATTTGCGAGGTTTTTAGCCTCTTAGAGGCGTAGAAAGTTATTGAGATAAAGATATGTGTAATTTGAAAATACTTAAAAATGGAATGTTGTTCCTAGACAGCGGCACTGGCTATAGGTGGAGATTGAATCCCACCAACATTGTCACTGTGAGCCCCAACAAGAAGGGAGAAGGATACTTCATTACTACAGAGCACGATAGACACTATTTCGTGGATCTCCCTTATGAAGAGATTACCAGGAAACTCGATAGAGCCCTGGATATCTTCTTGACTAATCAGGAGATATAACATGGGTGTTCTAGACAAAGTAAGAGAGCAGCTAGCGAAGAAGAACGGAGGGGTAGTCCCTACTGTAGCTAAAGCGGTTCCTAAATCAGCCCCGAAACAAAAGACAGAGGATTACAACGAGGCCTGGGGAATGCCTAAGCAGGGCGAGCCTGAAAAGGTCGTAGCTGAAGAACCCAAAGAGCCCAACAAAGCATTGGTAAAAGGGATTAAGGATAGCAGTGTTGCCTTTCAGGCAATGGTGTTGTTGTTGGCCGCTGATGATGAGCTGTTCAGGCTCAGCATTTTTAGTAATGTAGGTGAGGCTCCAATCTTCGAGTATGCAGGCTTAGCTTGGGTATGGGAGCAGATAAGGGCGCGAGAATCCGTCAGCATCTTCGTTGCAAAAGAGCTGATGGAGGAATATCAGAAAAGCCCCTCTATTGCTCAAACGCAGGATCAAGTAGGTCCTAGCTTCTTCCTAAAACTGGCTGAAGCAGGGTTAGATGAAGCAGCAGCGACCTTCGTAAAAGAGAGGGCCACAGGCTGGATGGTTCGTCAGGCTCTGAAGAACTCTTTAGACCCTTTCTTGCGGAAGCTGGATCATCAGCCAGGCGTTCCTGTACTTGATGAGTTTTTGTCAGTCATTGACAAAGAGAGAGAGAACGCAGCTCGTTTAGAGGCTGATGATGAGCAAGATAGCCACAAGAAAAGACGTGCTGCAAGACGTGCAGAGATTGAGGCTTCCGCAGGGTCAGCTATTCCTACGATGATTCCAGGATTGGATGACTTATTGAATGGAGGCATTCGTTCAAAACAGTTTGGTATATACATGGCTAAGACTGGTGGAGGTAAAAGTGCTTTCCTCCAATGGTGCGCTGTCAAGGCTGCTGAGCAAGGCAAGTACGCTCTGTTCATCACGTTGGAGTTAGACAGAACTACTATTGAAAGCCGCATAGATAGCCAGCTAACGAAGATCGACTATGGAACTATCGAAGGACGCCAAGCAGAGGTTGATAATCGCCTAAAGAATATCAATACAGGCGACAGAATACTAGTAAAGGAGTTTCCTGCTGGAACTGCTGCTAATAAGATTGAAAGCTACATAAAGAGACTCGAAAACAAACCCGACATCATCCTGCTCGACTATATTGATGAGATGGGAGCTGCTGACGTAAAGCTTCAAGGCAATGATAGGGCTATAAAGGTGGCTGAAGAGGTTAGAGACCTTGCTAAGCGGCTCAATAGCCCTATCTGGACGGCTTCACAGGTCAACCGTGAAGGTATCATGGAAAAGAAACCAGATATTGCTCATATGGCTGGTTCTATGCAGAAGGTGTTCAAGTGTGACATCCTTATCCAGCAATGGAGAGAGGAAAATGCTGAACTAGATGAGATTGTTCTCTATTTGGCTAAGTCGAGAGGCTCTAAGCCAGAGGAGGAACTCCAGGTGGTCACGCATTTCAATACAATGACCTTCTGCGATATCCCGGCTACGATTCATATGCACAAACTAACTGCCAAGCTGAACAGAGAGGATAAGGTGGTATAATGGATAATACACTATCTACCCCTACTAATACCTTTCAAGATGTTCGGCACTTCATGAATCTAACGGATGAGGGGGTTGCCAATCTCTTTGCGTTCATGCTGGCCGCTATGACCGATGGTGATGGGCCATATCCTATCGCTCTCATCATAGGCAACATCAACACTGGTAAGAGCTGGATTACGGAGGCTGTAAAAGGCCTAATCGACGCTGAGCACGAGCTAACGATGAGAGATAGGGTAGTCGTGCCAGAGAATCCTAAAGAGTTGGTGGACCTAGCTGAAAGACATCGTTTGGTGTGTCTTGATGACTTGACCTATTACAAGGATCAAGACTTCTTCAGAATGAAGGATGCTATTACTCGCCTAACGGATTTTCAGCCTGTGTTGGTCAATGGAACCAAGAACACTCTCTTAAGAGACAAGGAATTCAGCCGTGTCTTCGTCATTCAAACCAATGACAAACTAGCTGAGCACAAAACCAAACAGGAGCTGAGGGCTATTGCCGAGAGGTATAGACCAAGCATCCTGAAAGGGCTTGAGAACGCCCTAGAGTTGTGGAAGCAGGACTCTCAGAAGAAGCCAATAAGCTTTCATCGCTGTCAGAAAGCTGTAGCAAGGGCTGAGACAGGCGCTGTAGTCAATGGTTTTGACCTTGATGAGCTGCTAATGCATATACACTTGCCTATTGCGAAGAAGAGAGAGAGAGACCTTGAGGGCCTTGTAATCTTCTCAACCCTAACCCGTATTCTACAGAAAAAGGAAGAACCAATTCGGGCATCTATGGGTGAAATGAGACAAAAGGTAATAGGCTATGCTAATAAGAAAAGCCTAATTCCTAACTCTTCGCAGGGTTTCCGCCAGCGCATTCTAGCTACCAAGAATGACCTATTTGAGCACTCACGCATAGAAATCACATTTCTGGAAAAGATAAACAAGGTGGATTTCTTCCTGTGGAAGATAGCCAAGGAGATCGATAAGAAGCTTCTTGCCGATATGTCCATGCATAGCTTCAGAGCGGCCTCTGTAGAGGAAGCTAGGCAGTTGCTGGGCGATTGGTTGGAGAACTCAACGCTCGTTAGTGGTTACTCCATAGAAGAGGTAAGAGCCGAAATAGAGAAACACTTGGCAGAGTTTGAGCCAGAAGAGGAGGGAACATGAGGGAATATTCTTCAGGAATACAACCTGAGCCATGGACCTTTTGGATTGATGCATCCTCTAACCCGAGAACTGGATGTGGAAGCTACGTAGTTCAGGTCATGAAACCTGAGAGGATGGAGACTGTCAGGACTCGCCAAGTGGCCTTCTTAAAAGTTGAGGAAAATGGTCAAGTAATACTAAAACCCAGAGATGGGATGGAGGATCATTTCCTGCTGTCATGGTTCTATAAAGAACATTTCAAAGCAACAGGGGACTTAGAAGCTGATCTCAATCTATTGGTCTTGGGGGGTTTAAAATGAGTAATACTCAATGACTTATGAAGAAGCCCTTGAATTCATCACTCCACTACTCGCGCTGGGGGATGAAGTAATACACCTACTCCTACTGGATCCAGACTTTGAAGCTCAGTTTGATGAGTCACTCAGAGCTATCTTCTGGGAAACACGCAAGTATATGCAGAAGAGGGGCTAGCTAGGCAATAGCCGAGAATACCCCATTACTGGGCCTAGCAGCCTCGTAGAAGCTATCAAATCATGGAGATGATATATCTCCCCAAGGAGCCTCAATAGTATTACGCTGTTGAGGCTTTTGTGTAGCTATGTAGCCACGCCAGTTTCTATTTTCTCACACAAAGTATTACGGAAACCCCCCTTTCGCCCCCCACAGTCATAAGACGGATGGATAGATGGACCTGGCAGGGGGGGTTTCCCTTCGGGTCCACCCCCGCCTGCTCAGGGCGACTCCCCCCTAATTATCAGCACAAACTCACTCTTCTCTTCTTTTCTCCCCTGAATCAAAAACCCCGTAAAAAGGAAACCCTATACACTTTCCGACCCTTTCCCAGACACTTTCCTTTTTGGTTCTCTGTAGTTCTTCCTAGCCTCTGCCAAGTTACATCGTTAGGGAATAGTGGTGGGCGAGTAATACTATTAGAGGTAGTAGGGGCACTCTGATATAGGTTTACTCAGAAGTGTGTATAAAGGTTTGCTCTGTAGGCCTGGTCAGGGAAGGTAGGACCCAGTAGGAAGGGCGCTATAGTAGGCTAGGTAGGTTGGTCAGGCTAGTCAGGAGTATTACTTCAGTAGGCTAGGTAGGTTGGTCAGGGCCCAGTAGGCGGCAAACCGATCACATCACACACCCCTCCTCAGATCCCCCAGCCCAACCTTCCAACCGAATGCAACCTTAGATAGGTTGAAGCCGTAAAACACTGGTTATCTTTATGTTTCTCTGGAGGTTGCAGCCAGCCGACCCACCCCCCATTTCCGTAATCTGGCAGGAAGGGGTTCTCAGGCAACTGGAAAAGATCTACCAGAATTTCTATATCCCCGAGGTATTACTAATATTTCTACCAATTTTTCGTTATATCCCCGGCCTACCCTCTCCGGCCCATTGTGCCTTCTACACTCTGCCCAACCCCCCGAAAACCACTAGATATAGGGGGTTTTTGGCGATCCTATAGAGAAACATGAGTGTTACTCACTTTTAGTTACTTTATACTAAGTAAAGTTAGCAGTGAGTACCTAAGTACTATAGGGGTGAAGTACCTATAATATCTTTAGCGGCGTTAGACGGCGTTCTAGGCACCTTCCTGGGCAATCTGGGAGGGAGCGCTGGTCCACTATAGAGCTGCCCAACCAACCCAACTGCCCTATCTGCCAAGTACTACTCCTACCGACCGATACGGACTACTCGCTCTTCTAGCCTACTAATGATCTTGGCGGCCTGGGCTAGAGTGGAGAGTTCGGATGGGGTGAGTTCATAGAGGGTAATACTGGTGAGGGCAGAGCCTACACCAAGTTTTGTTTTGGGGGGAGCTGACGCTTTAGGGGTAATACTCTCACTAGCCATTTGCTCAAACTTCCGTTTCCAGCTGCTCAAGGTCACTTGGCTTACTCCGAGGGACTTAGCCACCGCGGTCTGGGTTTCGCCTGATATTACTCGCTGGACGGCGTTGGCTTTGAAGCTGTCAGAGTATGAGGCTCTGGTGGCTTTGGGCTTCTTCTTCGGGGGAGACTTTCGAGCTGGACGCTTCTTGGTGGTTCGCTTCTTCTTGGGGGATGCCATAGGTGCTACTCCTTCTCTGTGGATCCTTACCTAATCCAGGGTCCCTATGCAAAGACTTTTTCAGAAACCCCCATTGAACGTCTTCTCAGAAGTTCTTCGAGCTTATAGGTTGACTAGGTATTTGGCGTGCTTATGTTCGTTATAACAAAAAAGTTAACTATCTTACAAATAATACTTGACAGGTTCCTAATAATTTAGTACGATGAAATATATGAGAAAAGCAATGCTTGGTATTTCAAAAAATATAGTTCTAGAAGAGCAGTTAGGAATCCGAACCTGCCATGACTGCCAGGAGCCAAGACCGTTATCCTTCTATTATAAGTCAGATGAAGTCTGTCATGAGTGTTATTCTAAGACCCGTCCCATTCCAGGATATGAGGGTCTGTATACAGTTAGTGCCTATGGACGAGTATTCTCTCTTCGAAGTGATAAGTACCTCAGCCCATCCAAAGATATGGGGGGCTACCTCCAGGTCCAGTTGTGTAAGAGCGGAGAACAAAAGCCCTTCAAGATCCAATGGCTCGTTCTTGAGGCGTTCGTAGGTCCACGCCCTAAAGGTATGTGGGCACTCCACAAGAATGACATTCCATCAGACAACCGACTGGTGAATCTATACTGGGGAACCCCTACTGAGAACTGTGAAGATCGAGCCAAGAACAACCCAAACATGGTTTTTCAGCGAGGTGAGGGGCACAGTCACTCCAAACTAACAAACGATGAAGTTCTCGCCATTCGTGCGTCCAATGAAGCTCGGATTACCCTAGCCAATAAATATGGCATTAGCGTCGGGCAAATATCAAACATTAAAAGTAGAAGAGCATGGAAGCATCTTCTATCTTAACCAAATTTCTATATGGGTTACTAGTCATTGCCCATCTCCTAAAGAAAATACTATAATGAGTAACAACATCCTTAGAGTCCGAGGCGTAAATAGAGACGCTGCATTAGGTACAATAAAGGTACAAAAGGCTCTAAGGGTGTTGCCTCGCTACCTCCATCGGCTATGACAAGCCTATATTGCCTCTATCTTCAACTTGGAGCGGAGGCTCTGAACAAGTAGTTTACGGATGAGACTTCCCTTTTGGGGGGCTCGTCCACCATTTTAGCGGGAAACCCCCGCAAAGGAAAACAATATGCCATTATCAATAAAGAAGAAAGGCTCCAAATTCTGTGTTGTTGAGCCAAACGGAAAAGAATTAGGATGTCATGCTACCCAGGAGGGAGCAAAAAAGCAGCTCGCTGCAATCGAGATCTCCAAGCAGGGCAAGCATAAGTAGATATGATTAGAGATACAAAAAGGCTGAGATGGGGTTGACTCTGTTACTTTGGGTCTTATTATGATTTATGAGACATATGACATGTCTCGGAAAGAGAACTGAAAATGAAGAAACTTACGACATTTGAGAAGAAAGAACTGAAGGCTGAAACAGGTATCATACTGTTGTCACTGTTGCTGCCTCCAGCCCTGCTGCTGCTAGCGAATCTGACCATATTCAGAGGAGACGATACTAATGCCTTCAATGCATCAGTATGGATTTGGATTATTCTATATCTGGGCTCCATCGTTGGCGCGGGAGAGATGTTTGCAAAACGTCATATTGAGCTGAACGCAAAAGAAGAACGTATCGAGCGAGCTAAGCGCAATGGGGATCAATAGTGTCATTTTCAGTAACACTGTATTTCGCTTCCACATTGATATGATTTAAGAGGCACATATTATGTCTCGGAAAGAGAACTGAAAATGAAGAAACTGATGATTACATTGATTGGCCTAGTAGCTTTGATTGGCTGTGGTCCTGTTGATAAAGACTTTAGCCCTCCCGTTGATGACAGAGCCCCAGCAGGCTGGTGTAAGCTCTATAGCTGCGACAACACAGCCTATACCAGCATTGAGTGTGCTGAGGTCATGACTGAGGAAGACTACTTCTGGAATCAGAACAAAGTTTGGGGATGTGATAATGGTCCGCTCGAAACTGACCTCCTGCTGAGTAACTAACACAATAACGTATTACTAAGAAAGAGAGTACAAAATGAATGATACTAAGATTGAGAATAAAGAAGAGAGCAAGACAACGAAACCAGGTGTGTTTGCAGCAGTGGTGGTTATGCTTCTGCCATCAGTAGTGTTAGTTGGATGTCTGCTTTCTTTGCTACTCCTTAGATAGCATATGGCGGAAGACATTCTAATTGGCTCCTTATGGATCCACAGGACGTTTGGTGCGTACTACATCTATAGAGTTGTAGATTATGTGGGTAGCCGATTCATATCCATAGAGCACTATGAAGGACATTCAGTAGGTCTCTTAATTAGAGAACAACTGGAATGTTATTACTCTCCCATCTCAGAGGAAGATGCCGCCTTATATCTTCTGGTGAGACTCCCATGAACGAACTTGAAGACAGGACTTAGACAATGAATAACGAGCTACCCAAAATAGGATCCCTCTGGAAGGTGATAGACCCAAACAGCTTACCAGTCGCTGTTCCTCAAGCCTTCCTCGTGTCGCGAGTTGGCCAGCAAGTATGTTTTGAGGGGCCAGTCATCTCAGAAGATGGAACTGCATACCGGGTCAAGAAATACATCCCGGTAGTCGTTTGTAGGATAGGCAGATTTGAACTCTCCTTCACTCCAGATGAGATGAAACTCTATGAGGAGATCGACCCAGCTTCTGAAGAGGGCGGATTGCTATTACTTAAACTCGCATAATAACAGGACTTATATGATAGATACTAATACAAAAATCGACGCCTTTACACAACGCTTCGTAGAATGGGCTTCCAAAATCGTGGTCAAGAACCAGTTCGTTAGTCCCGAGCTTGATGAAGAGATACTCCTTAATACATTACGTGGGCATGAGCAGGATACGGCGGCTCAACTGATTGAATCTCAAGAGATGGAGCTTGTTCTTATGGAGAATATCAAAGCCCTGAACGAGAAACGCAACATATATGTAGGAACTCTCTTCGGAGAGATCCTTAGAGCAGCGGTGGACGCTCAGCTTGAGGTTCTTTCAGAAACGGAATCCCAAACAAAGCTAACTGATCAGAACCTACGTCTTGTTCGTATCTTCATTTCTTCTATTGAAAGCGCGATGTTACCAGACGATGATTAGAACTCTGGGAACTCTTCTAGGTTGGCTGTCGCTATAAGCCAGCGTAATACTGCTGAGCGGTTTAGATTCTGACCTCGTGCCCTCCGAAGTGTTACGAAGTTATCAAGCTTCTTAACCTCGCTTGGGTACAACGAGAATGTAGTGATTCTGGCAAGATTAGGATCAGCGTTCTTACTGGCTTTTCGCTTTCGTTTCTTAGGCTCCTCGATCGGTTTCTCTCTGATCCGATTCAGGAGCTGCATTAGTTCGGGGGAGTGTTCCATTTTAGTAGACCCTTTCCATCTGATCGTAGGGAGCATGTCTAATGGCCCAGCGGATCAAGCTGCTCTGATTGATACGAGAGCCTTTCTTGTGCTCATGCTCCAGGACGGTTCGTATTATTTCAAGTTCTATTGGACCTATCTGCAGCGCGATTGTTTTGTCTTTGTCCATATCAGCAGTATTACTGCCTTTGTTAGGTTTGTCAAGACCATTGTGAAAACGACCGAACATGTTTCAGTATATGGTATATGTAAGGGACTGTAAGGTTCCTTATATTCTTAATTAGTCTCTGGGCTGACAATGGCAGATGACAAAAGCCTGGGTATTAAGCGCTTCCTTTTCCCTGCCACTGTCACGCCTTTTATTAGACTTCGAGCCTTAGGTTGGTTTCTTGAACTCTCTCCAGCCTAAGTGCTCTTTGCTTTACAGAGAGTTCATTCAAAGAGTTCAAAATGGATACTACTAAATGGGCCCCTATTCCGGGGTTTGATGGAGCATACGAGATACGTCTGATAGACAAAGACGTTCAAGTTCGTAGCTATCGCTCAAAGCGCGGATACCGATTGAAGGCCCCTAACATTCTTTTAGGCTACAAAAATAGTGATGGTAGGAGGATGTTCCTCCTAACTATGGATAGTGGAGAGAAGAGGCTACAACAGGCAGCATACTGGGCCTTATATACTTTTGATTCCATCCCCGTTGCCACTCAACAGGCTTTACACAGAAATGATATCCACAGCGACAATCGTTTGAGCAACCTCTATTGGGGCACATCCGCTGACAATGCTCGTGATCGCACCAAGAACGGTAGAGGCCCCTCAAGCAGTCCTCCAAGAAACTTCGGAACCAACAACGGGAGTTCACGACTCAACTGGGATTTGGTTCACTTAATTAGGACAACACCAGATGTCCCAGCAACCCTTTGGGCTAAGAGACTTGGGGTATCCCCAAGAACTATTATGCTTGCACGCAACCATATTACCTGGAAACAGGAAAACTGCCCAACAAACGAACCGACCATATGAACAATGTAACTCGCACAGCCAGCTTTCGCATTGACGGAGCAACACGAGATCCTGATGGATATCTCATTTGTGATGCACGTCTGACGAAGACTGGCATATTTACATATAAGAAGGATGGCAAGGAAGTCCGAGAACTGCGTCCATACTCAGAAGTATTCAAGTCTGACAGCTTGAAAACTTATGTTGGAGCACCGGCTACCGTTCGTCACCCCCGTAGTGGCTTCGTTACCCCGAAGAACCATAGACTATTGTCTGTTGGAACACTTCTGGACGCACGACCTAACAAGAAATACGTGGTGGGAAGAATCAAAATTACAGACTCTGCAGTAGCCGACAAGGTTGAAAGCGGAGAACTGTGTGAAGTTTCGCTTGGGTATAGAGCAGATCTTGCTCCTTCCAAGGATCCACTAGTTGCAGACAGAGTGCAGCGTAACATTGTCGTGAACCATATAGCTCTCTTATATAAAGGGGAAGCAAGACTGGGTTCCGATGTTTCAATAATGCGTCTTGATAGCGCAGATAACGTAATTATCGAGGATAACCTTATGACTACCGAAAACGTAGAGCGTACAGACGCTGAACTTACAGAGGAACCCAAAGAAGAAGCCTCTGTTGAAGAAACAAAAACAGACTCCGAAGAGACCGCCGCTCCTGAAGAGCAGGCTGAGAAGACTGACGCAGAAGAGCAGGCCGAAGAGACCGCCGCTCCTGAAGAGCAGGCTGAGAAGACTGATGCAGAAGAGTCCGCTCCTGCAGAAGATTCTACTAAAGAAGATACTCCAGCCGAAGATGCTGCTAATGAAGCACCTTCCGAGGGGGATGAACCAGCTTCTGAAGAAGCAGCAGACCCAAATGAAGCAGAAGAGAACAATCCAGATCAGGAAGAGCCTGCACCAGCCTGGGCTACCGCATTAGACGCGAAGCTTGACTCCATTCTTGAGGCTCTCAAGCCTTCCGAGAATACAGACTCCACGACTGAAGAGAAGACTGACTCAAAGGATATCTTTGAGGCTGCAGTCCAGCGCTCTGTTCGTGCTCGTCTTATTCATTCTACAGTTTTGTCCGAGGAGAAGCAGGATGGTCTTTCAGACCGTGAGCTTGCTCTGCAGGTCATCAAGCGCTTTGACAGCAAATTTGAGCTAGGTGAGGAGAGCACAGACGCTCTTATCTCTATGGCTGAATGGGCTGCCAAGGTAAACCGGGAAGATAGTACGGAAAATGGTTTCCGTTCTCGCTTCCGTTCCTCAATCCGCTCTGGATCTAACAAGACCGACCACATGGACGCTCTTGATAAGATCTTGGGTAACTAACTTTTCAGCCATCTAAGGCTAATTCTATAACTAAGGATATTCATTATGGCAAATGTAACTCCAGCAAAGGGTCTTCCTGGGCAGCCTAAGACGGTTGGCGACAGAGTTTCCCTAATCGCAGCTGAGGCAATTAAGCCAGGCAAGCTTGTGGTTGTCACTGTTGACAACGAGGCTACTTGTGAACTACCTAACGCTACCGGAGAAGTAACTGGTGGTCGTGCATTGGGTATTGCAATTCGTGACCGTCATCTCACCGACTCTGATCTTGAGTATCAGGCAGGTGATGAGGTTCTTATTCAGACTTCTGGTGAAGTTTGGGTAACGACCGAAGCAGCAGCTGTTTCTGGTGGTAAGGCTTATGTTCGTTTCTCCGCTACTGGCGCAGAAGAGCTTGGCTCCTTCCGAGACGACGCAGATACCTCTGACGCAGTAGCCCTTCCAGGCGCTGTCTTCTCTTCCACTGCAGGCGACGGCGAGGCTATTTCGGTCAAGCTTGGCGCACTTGTATAATCTCTTCTCTTTCTATTATTAGTTAGGACATTCATATTATGTATAACGACGATTTCAAGAAGGCTCTTGCAGAGACCTCACAGATTCGCCTGGATGCTAAGGTAGAGCAGCTTACTGGCTCTCTAAAGCTTGACTCCGCTGGCGTAAACGCTCTTCAGGACCGACTTTCCTTCATCGAGCAGGACATTGTTCGCACGATTTACCGTGATGAGCAGGAAGTGCTTCGCGCTGTCCCTGTGAGGGTTGGTCTTTCCGCAGGATTCAACAGCTACACCTTCTACACCTCTGACACCGCTGGCCGCGCTGCAATGATGCATCCTGGTCAGACCGAGCGTCCATTGGTTACCACTAACCTGACCCCAACGAGCAAGGCAATCGTTGAGTTCGGTGCTGCTTACTCCTTCACGCTTAGTGATATGGAGCGCGCAACCATTCTCAATATTGATGACGTTCGTGACCAGGCTCGTGCATGTGCTTCGGCAATCATGCGCTCTGTGAACGGCTACGCTCTTTCCGGCGACACAAACAAGGGAACCACGGGTCTTGCCGACGACGCAAGCGTAACTACCGAGACTCTTGCTGGTGGTGACCTTACCTCTGATACCGCTGCTGTGACCTTCAAGGACATGCAGGGCCTTATCAATGCTGTAGCAGTGAACTCCGGTGGTGTTCATCGCTGCAACAAGGTTCTTATGCCAATGGCAGTATGGAGCCACCTTACAACGACTCCTTACGAGAACGTCTCTGGTGCAACTCTTATGGAGAAGCTTCGTGACGTGAACCCCGGTGTTACGTTTGAGCTTGTTGTAGCTCTTACCGCCTTGGGCGCAACCTCGAAGGATCGTGTCATCGCAATGGAAGCTAAGGACGGAAATGGCGCTGTCATTGTTCCTTCGCTTTACGAAGAGGCACCTGTCTTCCAGAATGGCTTCCTCTACAAGGTTGACGCTCGTGGCGTAACCGCTGGCTGGGTAACCAAGCACAGCGAGTCTCTCGTTTACGGCGACTTCACTGTAGCGTAAGTTGTATAGGTCTGCTCCCTAACGGTTGAGCAGCCCTTCCTACAGGACCCAAGCTTTTGGGTTTGGGTCTTGTTGAAAGGGTAACAACGAAATACTTATATTACTCTCCTTTCTTGAACATATTTAGCACATTAAAGGTCGGGCCGGTTTCTTACTCTCTCTCTTTCCCGGTCCGGCCTTTACCTTATCCGGAGCAATAGCTAATGGCAGATACAGCGCCCACCTATAGCGAGTTCACCACAGCTTATCCAACATTTAGCAAGCTGCCTCAGGCATATGTCCAGGCAAAGCTAGATGATGCTGAGGCTATGGAAAACCCTACCTACTGGGGTGATATCTTCTCTATTGCTGTTGCTACCCAAGCAGCTCATCTGCTCTCTATCAATCCATTTGGATCCCAGGTTCAGTTGAATAGCGATCAAGGCGAAACCGTCTATTCCAAATACTATAAAGAGGTGCTCCTCCCTAAGCTTGGAATACGTGGAATGGTACTCTAATGGCTAAGAACGTAGAGATCAAAGTCACTGAGAACACGAGATTGAAAAAGAAGATATATGGCAAACAGCCATCGCTTATAATTGGTGTTCTAGAACCTGAAAGTGACATCCAGTATCTGGGCAAAGATGTGACCGTTGGGCAGGTAGCCCTGTGGAACCATCAGGGCACAGCTAGCATCCCTGCTCGTCCATTCCTAACGATCTATGTTAATGAGAACAGGGATAAGATTACTAAACAGTTTTCCGCAGCTATGGCTCGTGTGACCTTTGCGGGCGAGGATGAGAGAAAAGCTCTTGGCAAATTGGGCAAGGCTTACACCAAAGGAATACAGACCCGTATCCGTAAGAACATTCTACCAAAGAATAAGGAAAGCACTCTTCGACACAAAGAAGGCTCAACCCCTCTCATCGATACGCAGGTTCTACTCAATTCAATCAGTTGGGATATAGAGAAGTAACAGATGACCCAGCTTGCTCAATTACAAACGGATATTACGACTTGGATCGAGACGCTATCCGGCCTTAGTGTCGAATGGGGCCAAGAGCCTCAGTACATGCACATTGATGCATACATTCTGGCTTATGAAGGCTCATACTCTTCACAAGGAAGAGACGAGCGCTTCTTTGAATACAACTCTTCCACCGGACAGCTGGATTTAACCATGTCTGGGATTCGACAGCTTGGCCTAACACTCTCATTCCGCTCCGACAGTCAAGCATGGGGAGAAAATGCTGCCTACTACGCAGAGATGTTTCGTCTCAATCTACGAAGTCCTTCTTCTGTTGATATGAGAGCAGCAGCAAAGTTCGCCCTGGTTCGAGCAGAGGAAGGTATACGAACCGATTACCCTTTTAATGGGCAGATATGGAGCCAGGTGGATCTACCTCTGGTTTTGGCTGTTCGTCTCAACACAGCCGACGCAAATTATGATGGTGCATATATTGATACCATCAAGATTACCTCTCAGAAGCGTGTCATCACGGAAGAGGGTGAATATGTGGTTGATGAGAACGGTGATTTGGTAATCGATGAAGGCGATACCACAACTATTACCTCTTCCTAAGGATTTACTATAATGATTGGAACAGTCCAGCATAAGACACTAAAAGATACCAACGCACATTCCATTGTTTGGCAGGAAGTGGCAGATACCACTGCCCGTCTCGCTCTGATCCCAACGGCAGAGGATAATGGTAAGGTTGTAAAGCAGCTTGATGACTCCTCCTACTGGGTTCTCGCTGACTACTCTGGTCCTACTTATGTGGAGATTACCTCTACTGGTGTAGCTGCTGTTACTTCCGTCTTTGGACAAACCGGAGATGTTAGTAAAGCAGATGTTGCCCTAGATAACGTTGATAATCTTCTCAACAACCTTTCAGCTAGCACAGACCCCGGACTTACTGACGATTCTGATAGCGGATACTCGACGGGCTCAGTGTGGGTAAACACTACGACCCCCGCCGCCTTCATTCTTATTACCTCGGCCCCTGGCGCGGCAGACTGGAACCAGATTGACGCCGCTGGCGGCGGTAGTGGAACTGTAGATGTTGTCTCGAACGTAGCGGCAAGCCGTATTCTCGGGCGTACTTCGGCGGGGTCGGGTGATTCCGAGGAGCTTACCGCGGCGCAAACCCGCACGCTGCTCAATGTTGAGGACGGCGCTACTGCTGACCAAACAGGCGCGGAAATCAAAACGGCATACGAGGGCGAAACTAATACAAACGCCTATACAGACGCCGAAAAGACTAAACTAACTGGCATCGAGACTGGTGCGGATAAAACCGATACAGCTAACGTAACTGCCGCAGGCGCGGTCATGGACTCCGAGGTTACAAACCTCTCGGGCATTAAGACACTAACCGTTCCTGATGCCACGACAATCTCAGTCTTCGCTAAGACGCTCCTCGATGATACAGATGCAGCAGTCGCACGCACAACGCTAGATGCAGCACGAACTCCGCTCTCTGGCGCGGGCGCTCCGGGTGTTGCAACGGGCAACGGCTATCCGATTGGCACGCCTTATGCGGATACCACCGCAGATGAGGCGTACATCCTCACGGATAACACGTCTGGTTCAAATGTCTGGTCTACGCCAACAGGCCCAGTAACAGGCGGAAGTTCATATGTTACGTACACGATGGGTGGCCGCTGGACTGGAACCGCATTGAATACTTGGTACTCCGGCACGGCGCAGATGGTAAACTCGGACGCGGGTAGCCTCGCAACCTCTGCAGGCACAGGAGCTGATCCAGCTATGACCTGGAACTTTATGGGCGTTGTAGTCCCTGCTGCAGGCCAAATAGTGCGCGTTCGTTTCTACTACTACATCAATAAGGCCGGAGATGATGGCGTCATCCACCTTTACAAAATGGTTCCAACAAACAACTCGACCAGCGTTACCAAAACTTCTATTGCTAGTGTTGACATTGGCGCAGCCGCGCCAGGTATCAACCTTCCACAGCTTGTCGATTCTGGCGCATTGACCACGGTGGTTGCTGCACATGACGTGCTCCGCCTTTGGAAGAAGAACGGCGCAACTGTTGCCAGCACGTCGAGCAATATCTCAGCTAATGTTCTCATCAAGCTGGACTAAGCATAAACACTTTCCGCGAGTATTGGACTCGCTTCATCTTATTAACTAACAAGGATTTATTACTATGAGTGATATCTCAAGCATCATCACGGTGAATATTACCCGTGAAACATCTGTGCCAACCGCACAGGGCTTCGGGGTTCCATGCTTCGCAGTTCAGCACTCGCATTTCGCGGATCGTGTGCGTGAATACTCCTCTGTTGCCGAGATGGTAACGGATGGTTTCGCCACTACCGAACCGGGCTATCTTGCTGCCTCTGCTGCCTTAGCTCAGAACCCAAAACTAACCGCTGTAAAAATCGGTCGCCTAGCCAATATGCAGACCCAGAGCGTAGAGCTTACTCCTACCAACACTACGGAAGGCTTTGTCTACTCTCTGACCGTTACTGGCCCAAGTGCAACGTCCGGTGAGACCTTCACGTACACGGTGCAGGCTTCTGACACCGTTGCACTCATCATTGATGGCCTAGTAGCCGATATGGCCGCTCATACAGGGGACTGGACTCCTACTGATAACGCCACGAAGTTGACTATTGATGCCGATAATGCTGGTGACCGCTTTGCATTCAGTGCATATGGCACCTCTCTGGACTTCAAGGATGTTACACCAACTTCCAGCTCCCTTGCAGACGACCTGAACGCTATTCTCGCTGAGGATGACGACTGGTACGCCCTTTCAATCGAGTCTACGGATAAGGCATCCATCTCGGCAGCTGCTACATGGGCTGAAACCAATAACAAGCTCTTCGTAGCTCGTACTGCTGATGATGAGTGTCATGATGCTGCCGTTTCCAACGACATAATTAGCACTCTTGCAGCAGCTACGCAGACCAGAACGGCTATCTTCTTCCATAGAGGCAACCTTGAGTTCCTTGATGCCGCAATGCTTGGTAAGGCCCTGCCTTACGATGCTGGCTCCATCAACTGGGCTTGGAAGTCTCTTGCTTCGATGACCGCTGATACGCTGACCACAGCACAGCAGAGCCAGATCGACACCAAGGGTGGTAACGTATATGTTACCAAGGCCGGTGTAAACGTAACCAAGTTTGGTTTCACCACACATGGTGAGGGCATTGACCTTGTTCGCGGCTCCGACTGGGTTGCAGCTCGTGCAGCTGAGCGTCTTTTCGCTCTGCTTCTGGCACGTCCTAAGCTTCCATACACGGATGCGGGTCTGACGGCTTGTAAGAGCGTTGTTGAAGGCGTTCTTGAGGATGGTATTTCTCGCGACTTCATCGCAGCTTACCCAGCTCCTATCGTTACGGTTCCTCTCGCAGCCAATGTATCCGCTTCGAATAAGGCAAACCGAGTTGTTGATGCAGTTGGATTCTCAGCTGTTTTGGCCGGTGCCATCAACAAGGTTACCGTAAACGGAACTCTTTCCCTTACCTAATAAGCTTTACCTCAAAGGAAATATACAATGGCAACTTACATTTATGACTCTGACCGCGTTATGTTCGTGTTCGCAGGCATCCCTATCACGGGTGGCTACACGGACGGTGACTTCATCAGTATTACTGTTCCAGATGCCTTCACTATGAAGGTTGGAACCTCTGGTGAAGTATCTCGCTCTAAGACTCGAAACAGAACCGCAACCATCGAGTTGCATTTGATGTCTACTTCGCCTTTCAATGCCGTTCTCTCTGGTATCCACAATGCGGATCTTGAGACCAGTGGTGGAGCAGGCGTTGGAGAGTTCAACGTAACCGATCTCAACGGAACCAGCACTCACGTAGCAGGCAATGCTTGGATCGTGAAGGCACCAGATGTGACCTATGGCGCTGAGGCTGTTGAACTTGTTTGGACCTTCAATGCAGACCGCTTGACCAACTTTGTTGGTGGAACCCGATAAGGGAACTGCCTGAAAGGAATATGAACTATGAGTATGCTTAGTGAAAAGCGTGTGGAGGTAGGTACAAAGACCTTCGAAATCAAGCAGCTTCCCCTAGGGAAGTCGCAGGAGGTTTTCATGTACTTGCTCAACAAGGCAAAGGGACTTGATCTACAACATGATGAAGAGGGTAATACCGAGATCAACTGGGTGTCGGTAGTCTCCCTTCTGAATAATGAAGATGTGATGTTCCTCCGGGAGCGTCTTCTAAACGCGAACTGTCATATGCTCAACGATAATGAGAAATGGGTTCCTGTAACGAAGCACGTTCTTGAGGCACATTTACGTCTTGGACAAATGGTCAACCTGTTAGCACAGGCCCTGGCTGTGAACTACTCCGATTTCTTAGCAGACCTCGATATAGAGTCCCTAGCAGCGCAGCTGGGAAGTCTGGTGGGCGGGGTCGAGACAGCCGCGTAAAGCCACCAGCAGATATTGCTGATGTGGAATGGCTCGCTATAACCATTGCTACCAGCAAATACTACAACGACTCTTATTACACTATCCTGACCAAATGGAGCATCTACGAAGCTTCTAAAGCCTATGATGTAATACAATATCTGAACGCTGCAGAGGAAGAAGCCTACAAGGAAGCGAAGAAAGACTAAATGTCAATACAAGCCCTAAAGACCGTAGCCGTCAAGCTGACCACCAAGGTAGATACCAAGGGGCTTGATAAGGCTGAGAAGAAGAGCAAACGGCTGATTGGCACCATGAAGAAGCTTGGTGTCGCACTCGCTACGGCTTTCTCTGTTAAGAAGGCAGTAGATGTCTTCAAAGCAACGCTGTCTACCGCCGATGCGCTAGCTAAACAGGCACGAGCCGCCAAGATCAGTGTGGCAGCGTTGGAGGAGATGCGATTTGTCTATGATCATTTAGGTGTCGCTCCAGAAATAGCACTTAAGGCAGCTGGTAAGTTCTTTACTTACCTAGGTGACAAGGCAAAGCCTACCGAGAAAGCACTTAGAAAGCTGCACCTTACATTCAAGGACTTCGGTGGCCTTAATCGCGCCCAGGCATTAGAGAAGCTTCTACTCACAACCGCCAAGTCAGGCCTATCCGCTGCTGAACAGCTAGCCATCCTCAAAAATACTATTGGTGATGATGCAGCCTTGCAGCTCGAAAAGGCCCTTAGACAAGGCCCTGCTGCCTTCGAGAAAGCGAAGAATGACTTCATCCAGGCCGGAGGTGCTGCCTTCGCTGGCATGGCGGCTATGGGTGAGGAGAGCCAAGATCAGTTTGCCAATATTGCCCAGACCCTAGCACATGTAAAGGTTGCTTTTACCCAAGCGTTTCTTGGTAACAACCCTGAGGAGGCCAGAAAGCGCGGTAAAGTTATTGGGGATGCATTCCTCAAGATAGCCGAGAACATGGATATGATCCTGTCGATAGCAGGTGTTCTGTTTGGATTACTGAGCCTAGGGTCCGTTATCGGCCCGCTTGGTAAGGTAGCGTCAGCACTCAAAATAGTGTGGGGTTGGGGATCCAAGATCGTGGCAGTACTTGGAGTGCTCGGTGAGATTATTGCGGGTGTTACCGCGCCCGTATGGGGATGGGTAGCAGCAATAGCAGCTGTTGTAGCGGGCGTTGTCCTGCTTTGGAAGAACTGGGATATCGTTTCGGAAAAGCTAGAACAGGCATGGAACTGGATCAAAAAGATTGCCTCTGGTGCTATGGGTAAGGTCCTCAAGTTCTTCGGTTCTGGAGATGATGGCACCGTTTCGGCACCAGCTACCACCTTCAACAGCCCAAAGTATTTCCCTCCATCAGTAAGAGCTAAATATGGTGACACAAGAACTACCAATAACAACAATCATATGACCGTCAATGTAGATGCTCGTGGGCAGAATCCAGCACAAACAGTTGATCAGATTGAGAAGATGCAGAGACGCCAGAACCGCGCTGCATATGCAGGAAGCTAAACAATGCCAGAACTTGAAAACACAGAAACTAAGCTGCTCTTAAGCTGGTCTGAGTACCAACTGAACATCTCCACCCAAGAGTTTGAGCAGAAGATAGTTGGCATTCAGTTTGATGCCGTAGTATCTGAGTTCTTCTCTCGATCTGGTGAACTCTCTTCTCATCCACGAGCTGGTGATTTCCCTATCTACGATAACTATGTAGCTAATCCAGTAACTGTCTCTATTGAGGCAGAGGTAACCAACACTCCTGTCATTCCTGCTACGACCCACATGGGAGATGTTACCGGCAGCAAGCAACTAGTGGATCTTAAGGACATACGAAAGTACGGAGGGCAGTATGAGCAGGTTGACCCAGGCCTTGCCTCTGCTCGACTAGCAAGGAACCTTGCCGCATCGGTTGGCAATGAGCTTCCTTTGCCTCTTAGATTGCGCCCAGACAAGCGACTTCCTGAGGGTGCAAATCTTCTTGTGTTTGATGGAGCTGTAAAGCGTGTAGTTCACGTCTTCAGCGAAATACAGAGACTCATGGACCAACGCATTCCGCTCACCCTCGCGCTGACTAACTTCAAGAACTACCCATTTGAGAACATGTATATCACCCAGTTCCAGTCTCCTTATGAGCCTGACACAGGAGATGCGATGATTGTTCGTCTAGATTTTGAACAGTCAGAGGTATCCCAGGGTGCTCAGTCCTCGCGCAAGTCAACACCCACCAAGAAACCACAGCATAAGCCAAAGCCCCGAAGACGCCCAAAGCCAGTTATCCCTAAGAAACTCTCCGATGACATTCTGTCTCTATCAAGAGGGCAATACTAATGCAAAGTATTCCATTACCAACGAGAAATGAGCCAAAAGCTACATATGCCGTTCAGCTTGATGGTAAGTCATTTGATTTAACCTTTGTTTGGAACTCCAAAACAGACAATTGGACACTCAATGTTGCTACAAGCTCTGGCACTCATTTGTCTGATGGCATACTCCTTGCTCCAGGTATCAATCTTTTGAGAAATCTTGCAGCAGATGACCGTCCTGGTGGCGCTCTGGTTCTGACTAACTTTGAAAACAAGATCCCTACCTACTCTAGTATTGAGACCAGTGAACTCTTTTATGTAGAGGTTGCGGAGCTGGAGGGATAATGTCCAGTGAACTATTCAATAGATTGGTTGAGGTGAATGTCAATGGTCCTCTTGTTCTCTTTATGGCAAGCAATAGGGATAACCCAAGTTTTGAGATTGAGTTTGATATTACTCGCTCTTTAGATGATGACCCCAATACTGCCACAGTAACTCTCTACAATCTAGATGGAGTAGATGCCGGTGCTCTGGCCGCAATTGGTTCTGACTCAGAAGCACAAGCTAAACATATCATCGAGATCAATGCTGGGTACATGGGGCAGGATATGGAAGACCCAGATCCACTGCCCAACCTCCTGTTCCGTGGAGTAGTTGGCAGAGCCATCACTCGTTTAGAGGATAATACCTATATTACCGAGATTGAGGCAACAGATGGAGATGTTCAGAAGAAGCAGAAGCCAGCCAACAAGAAGAAGGAAAAGGTAAAGAGACGCAGTTATGGTAACAATGCGAGAGCAGAGACCATAGCTAGAGAACTGCTGGAAGAACTAGGCATTAATGGCTCTATTGACTCGGTGAAGCAGCGCAAAAAGGTCTACAAGAAGGGCTACATTGCCCAAGGACACGCCTATGAGGCTTTTAAGAAGCTTCTGGACAGCCTAAACTTGGAGTTCTCGATCCAGAATGGGGAAGCCCAGATACTTGAAGTTGGAGGCAACACCGGAATCGAACAGCCAGTTGATTACAAGACCGGATTGATAGGTAATACTATTCGGAGAGATACTGGTGTGGTTGAGTGCTCAACTCTCATCCTTCCAAACATTGTCCCAGGTGCTCTGATAAGTCTCGGCCTGAATTCATTATCCGATCCTATGGAGCGCGCATTGGCTGTCTTCACAGGTTCTAGCTTAAGTGGTGAGCCAACGTTCGCAATAAAGGAAGAGAATATAGAGGCTTATAGGCTTCTGTTCAACCTGCAAAAGGGCAGTAAGTATAGAATTGAAAGAGCGAGCTACAAAGGAAACAGCCGCTCTGGGGACTTTTCAATCAATATAGAAGCCTCAGCAGCTAAATAAGGAAGCGAAATGAGCAGACAGATAACACCAGGAATACAAACTACTATTCAAAGCCATATCGAGCGCAGAGATCGAGACACCCAGACCACACTGATTGGTAAGATTACGTCCTATGACCACAATACCCAAACTGCTACAGTGAAGCCCGAGCAGGCAGAGGTATGGAGAGATGACCAAGGACAGAGATACGCAGAGGACTTCCCTAAGATTTACAACGTCCCTATTGCATTCCCTAGGGGTGGAGGGTTCAGCATCGTGTGGCCTCTAGCCAACGGAGACCCTGTACACATTATCTGCACCAAATATTCCTTCGATTTGTGGAGAAACAGCGGTAAGGCAGGAGACCAAGGTGATACTAGGACCTTTGGTCTGAATGGAGCCATAG